CTCGAAGGGTATCTGGTCTATCAGCTCCTCTGACATAGATCTTAGCACCATTAATCAAAGTGATGTCCATGTTATTCACATGAGAGTTTGTTATCACTTCTCTGCCAAGATCCATTAGCAAGTCCCAGATAATCTGTCTGGCTTGTCCTTGCGTAGGAGCTACGTACATAACCGCACTACCTGCTGGACATCTCAGTCCCTCTACCAAGAGGGCTACTGCTGAGAGTCTACTCTTTCCACAGCGACGACCTGCTACGATTACCTTAAACCTAGTGTCGTCACTAAATACTTTCTTTTGCCAGGGCAGGAGCTCAAAGTTAAGATTCATCATCTTGCTCCATGTCGATGGTCTCTACAGCTTCCACCTTAGTCTCACCCAAGCCAGTGATGTTAATTGTTACAGCATTCCGCTGACCCTTAGCATCCTTTTCAAAGAGTGAGACAGGTAGAAGTCTGTCCATGCACATCTTTAGACATGCTACCTGATCTTTGTCTTCATCGTCTAAGGCTTTTCTTAAGACAGTGTCTATGACCTTAGTTCCAGTAGTACTCAGGAGTCTAGCTTTAAATTCTTGTATTCTTCCTGTGTCACCCTGGGGTCTACCTACCTTACCTCTTTTACGCTTAGCTTCTACGACAGCCTTAGGAGGACGACCCCTACGTGGTATAGACACAACAACTGAATTATCTTCTTTATCTTCTAAGTTCACTTCTAAGCCTTTTCCTACGTGAGTAGAGACTAACATTTAAAATTACTTCTCTTCTAAGTTATACTTAGAAGTTAACTAAGTAGTTTTTATATTATTTGGTTTTTATATTGTATTTACTTAGGAACTGACTTAGCGTTTTTTCTCCTTAGTACAACTATTATACCATACTTATTAGATTTTGTCAAGTAATATTTTACTATGATGTTGACTACGTAGCACATTATGTACAATACCTGTCTATTTTGTGTACTATAGCTAACACTTCTATGCGGGTCTACCCAGTAAACTAGCACGTATTCCGCAACTGTAGCTAACTAGCCTTTATTATGCACTATCGTAGCTCATCTTCTGTTATCTCCTTAGCTTCCTAAGCTATTGATTTATATAGTATTCAGTATCTGTAGTCTTCTGTCGTTAACTTTCATTAATTTCTTTAATTTATTAGTCTTCTTAATTTAACTTTTTAGGTGTTTTAGAGGGTTATAACGTACTAGTTTGTTGCGAGAGCCCCCTCCCCCTAGCATACTTTCGAGTATATGTCAATAGGTAGTTTCCCTAGTTGACAAAGCAGAGATATGGGAGTATAGTAGTGTCCCTCTTAAGCCACTCTATTAGGGTTTATATCTATAGACATTTCATAGCATTCTGTTATTATCTAATCATCAACACAAGGGAGGAATTATGAAAACTAAACCATTTATTAACATGTTCGGTAGTGAAGTACAGTTGACACGTGATCAGTTTATTGATCGCTGGATGGATAAGACCGAAGGCTTTATGATGTTATTTTCAGAGCATGGTAATCCAGCACAATTAATGAAATTCAAAAGCGAAGTACAGCGTATGGCAGGATTATCCTGGGACGAGCAGTAAGGGTTTGCCCTAGTTGACTTAATCAGTTGACTAGGGTATTCTTAAAACACTAGAGGAGGGTTTATGGAATTAACAGTAAAAATAAAATCAGTTTATGGTAACGATATGATTTACCCAGTAAACGATACGGCTCAGAAATTTGCTAATCTAATTGGTAAGAAGACATTCAGTAAAGTAGACCTTGCAATTATCAGTAATTTAGGGTATAAGATTACTCAAACAATGGAGGCATTAATATAATGAAGACAATAACCCCAGAAATTTTCAGGCTTTATGTAGACGGAAAATATGTAGATTATTATGGTAGTTTAAAACGAGCAGAAATAACAGCTAGAATGTATCGTAATCAAGGTAAAACTGTAAAAATTTTAGAAGACATGCTAGACGGGACTGGCTCACTTAAAGAGGTTAACTATCAATTAGATTAATTTTAGTAGATATATCTAGGGTTTTACTTGACTGGTTCAAAATCCTAGAGTATATTTATTAATAACGATGGAGGGTTTACAATGATCAAACTAAGCAAAACAAGTAAATTAGATGGCATTATGTCATGGAGTCTTCAAGCTTTAGACACTTGCCCAGGATCTAAAGATAGTACAGGTAATCTAGTGCCAGCTTGCCAAGGATGTTATGCAACTACAGGTAATTACAGGTTTGCTAATGTAAAGAAGCCTAGAGAATTTAATAGGGAAGACTGGAAGCGTGATTCATGGGTTAATGACATGGTACAGGCTTTAGATTCTAGTAGATATTTTAGGTGGTTTGATTCTGGGGACATGTACGACCTTAGACTAGCTGAAAGAATTCTAATGGTAATGGTTCGTACTCCATGGGTTAAACACTGGTTACCTACTCGCATGCATAAATTTGACAAGTTTAAAAGCGTTATAAGGGATATGCAGGGCTTGCCTAATGTAGTGGTACGATTCTCTAGCGATAGTGTCACTGGAGGGGTTATAGAGGGTTTAAACACTAGTACAATATTCAGTGATACAGTGCCAGAAGGTGCGACAGAATGCCAAGCTTATCAGCATGAAGGGAAGTGCAATGGTTGCCGAGCATGTTATGACAAGAGCGTGAGCGTGATAGCATATAAAGCACATGGGGTTAAGATGTCTAAGGTAATCAAGATTATAGCAATTAAGGGTTAACACCTATAGACAATGTAATAAATTGTAGTATACTTGTATCATCAACTAAGCAAAGGAGAATTAAAAATGTTAGTATTCAAGTACGCAAGTAAGAAGGATTTAAAAGCTAGTGTAGGTCAACGATTAAAGTATATAGAGACTAGTATTTTTGGTAATGAATATGTTAGTACAGGTAAAATAGTAGGTGCTAATCGTCCGCATATTACAGGAATGGGAAGAGAGTTTTTTGCCGAAGTTACTATGAATGATGGTTTAATTGTAGGAGTTAAATAAGATACTATAGGGGGTTTTCCCCTATAGACAATGCAGGAATTTATGATAGAATGTATTTAACTTAGGAGGGTTTTAAAATGATGGCTACTTATCAGGCAGTGGGATTAGCAGAGGGTTTTATTGAAGCAGATAGTGAAGACCAGGTTTTAGAAGCATGGCAGACCTTAGTAGATACTGGTATGGCATGGCAGTTACAAGGATGGTTTGGTCGTACTGCTAGACATTTAATTGAGGAGGGATATATAAATGAGCGTATGTAATCCAATTAAAGAGATAGTATTTGACGGTAAGAAACCAAGCTATGCCAGGGTTATGAGGGCAGTAGGTGAAGAGATTAGCAAGGGTCACACTGACATCACTGTCTTATGGGGTGAGAATTGGGTAGACTTATACTTCGATCACAGGGTTAAGCAATGGTTTGGTAGTGGATGGATTAGAGATATTGATGGATCATATATCGCTGATGAGTTGAACGATATCCGAGCAGAAGCACAGCGAGAGATTGCAATGTTAAACTTATGGAATACTTAGGAGAATAAAATGGGTAAGCTAAAGAATAAGTTAATTGATGAGCAGGACGCTAAGATTATTGAAGCAGAGAAGCACCAAGATGTTATTTGTAGAGACCCTGAAACTATTCGCTGGCTAGAATCAGTGAACAGAGCAGAGAGTAACTATCAAGCTAATCGAGGTAACACTGGCGTACGTTGGAGTGGAGACTAATATGTTTAATGACAATCAAGACCAATGGATTAAATATATTTTATGGTTTGCACTTGCTTACTTTGGTGGACATGTGCTATACTATATCGGGTTAGAATTATCTTGTTACTTATATGGGATACTACAATGAGAAAGCTATATAAAGTTTTAGATGATGATGGATCAGTAGTTAGAATTTTTGGTTATAAAGAAGAAGCGGAACGGTTTAGTAGACTAGACAAATCCCTTAAGATTCAAGTAGTTATGATGGAACGTAAGAAGAATGCTGAGAATAAATTTCAATGGGCTTATAAAATTTTAGGAGATGCACTATTATGAGATGTTACTGTTGTAATAAAATATTGTCGGACTTCGAAGCCACTCGTAAGAGTGTACATACGAATGAATACTTAGACATGTGTAACCGATGCTACGCTACTGTTAGTGATGACTTACTTACCTATGAAAGGACAGACCTATATGATGAAGACGAAGATTACGAAGGAGACGAGGGATTGGATAGTAACGAGTATGATTCATTTGGTCGTATGGATAATAGGGTTGACAATGATATTTAAATATGCTATACTATCTACTTAAGAGTATTTATATAGTAAGTATTTTATATAGTATGTACTTAGCAGTTAACTTAGAAGTTAAACTTAGGAGTAACTATGGAAGATAACTACGAAGAAGAAATGCACTACCATTTTGTCGTGCAACATGCAGTTGATGCTGCTGGAAGGTATGGTATTGATACTGTCTTACAAGATATCACCGATGCTTGGAATTTTAAGATTAAAGAACACGATACTACTGCGGAGTTTACCTATGAATAAACTTGTTGATGAAGCACCATTCCACCCAGGGTATGAGGATGCAGTAGTTAACCCTACTCCTTTGTACTTCGGAGTAGACCCTGCTAAGATGATCTGGAAACCTAAGCCACTGAGTGAGGAAGAGATATTAAAGATGGCTTCTGATATGTTTCACTATACGGAATACAGATTAGTGATTGAGTTTGCTAGAGCAATTGAGCAAAGGCATGGGATTAAATGAACGCATACAAATTAGCAGATTTGATTGGAATGTGCGGTGATGGTGGATATAACCAAGATGCCGCCAATATGCTACGCCAACAAGCAGACCGCATAGCGGAGTTGGAGAAAGGTGAAGAAGTTGCTGGTAGGTTCTACTGGGAAAGTGTTGTAGATGGTCATGTAATGGCTGTCCCAAGCGAAGGAACACCACATTACAACAAAGATGATTTTCCACTCTACACCACACCACAAATAAAAGAGTTAAGTGATGAGGAACTCAATAAAGCGTTTGATTACTACTGCGAAACAGATGAAGGCGTATTGCGATTCAATTATGAACTGCGTGATGAGTGGAAGAAAGAGCAATTAAGCCGTTGGAAAGAAGCGTTTAAGAAAGCGAGTGAGAAGTGAAAACAGAAAGTAACTTTTTGAAACACATACCTTGCAGTACCTGCGGATCTTCGGATGCTAATAGTATCTATGATGATGGGCATGAGTACTGTCATAAGTGTGGAACGTATAAGAAGGGCTCAGAGGCGATGGTTCAGGCTGTCCTAAGGGAGGGTATCACCGCACCTGAGAAGTCTTCTCCTAAGCAGTTTAAATCAGTTCTAGAGGCATTGGCTAACGTAGAAGCTACCCCAGTTGTAGAGCGTGGTATATCTACACAGACTATGCACTTCTTTGGTGCAGGTTCTGATGGTACTAGTTACTACTTTCCATATTGTGATATGACTGGTAAGGTGGTGGCTGCTAAGACTCGCTCTATGACTGAGAAACAATTCAGTGTGGTGGGTGACTGGAAGGAAGCGGTGCTCTTCGGGCAGAACAAGTTCACTCCTGGTGGTAAAGCTATCACGATTACCGAGGGTGAGTTCGATGCACTGGCATGCTATCAGCTAACAGGTTCTCGCTACCCAGTGGTATCCATTCGTAACGGTGCTACGTCAGCATTGAAGGATTGCCGAGCAAGCTTTGAATATCTGGATTCCTTTGATAAGATTGTGATCTGCTTTGATAATGATGAGCCAGGTCAACAGGCAGCTAACCAAGTGGCTGAGTTATTTGGTAGCAAGGCACATATCTTTCGATTCCCTAAGAAGGAACTCAAGGATGCCAACGATTACCTGATTCAGGGATTGGTGAAAGAGTTTGTTGAGGAGTGGTGGAACGCAGAGAAGTATGTACCTGATGGTATCGTAGCAGGTTCTACCTTATGGGAACTCGTTAACCAGCCAGTCGAGAAGGCTGAGGTGCAGTATCCCTATTCGGGTATAAACGGGTTAACTTACG